TGTTGTGGGAGAAGGAGCTTGCGGATTTACAGTCCGCGAAGGAGGAAGAGGAAGGCATTTACCGTTCCAATCTTGATTTTATGCAATCCTATAAAGACCTGTCTATTGCTTTGGAAACCGGAAATGTTGAGGAAATGGAGGCAATCCGGGCGCGTATGCTTTCGGGAATGAAAAGCGCGGGGGAAAGCACAGATGCGGAACTGAAACAGCAGATTGAAACCCTGCGCGCCGAACTTGAGGTTATGGAGGACGCTGCGCGCAAAGGCTCAAATGACGTACTGGACGCGATGATTGGCGAAACAAGCGCGCGGCTGGCAGAAGCCGAAGCGGAATACTATAACCGGACGCAGACACTGGGCAACGCCCTTGCGGAAGGCATCGCCGCGGGTTTCAACGAGAAAAGGGGCTTGATTGGGCAGACCATGACAAACGCCATGAACTGGGCGATTTCGCAGACAAGGAGCGCGATAGAGGTCAATTCCCCGTCGAAGCTTACGGCGCGTGAGATTGGCGAACCGGTTTCCGAGGGCGTTGCATATGGCATTGAAAACGCGGCTGGAATGGTCGCGGACGCGGCGGAAGATATGGCAATGGGCGCGGTATCCGCTGCGGAAGGGGTTGAGGGCATTGTCCCCTTTGCCCGGCACACGGCGCAGAAGGTCGGCGATGTGCTGGAAAAAGAAGCGAAGGCGCTCAATGGCAGGCTGGAAATGATCCAGAACCAGGCGGCGGCCGAGCAAGCCGAAGCGGAGCGGAAACAGTACGAGGAAAGCATCGCCGAAAAATACAAGGAACTGGAAAAAGCCGAGAAAGCCGGCAAGCAGAAGCTTTTGGACGAAATCGCAAAGCTGGAATCCGACTGGAATAAAAAGCAGGAAGAAACCGCGCTGAAAGACCGGATTGCCGCCTTGCAGGAGTTCCAAAAGGAGTACGAATCCGCCATTGCGGAGATTGAGAAAAGCCAGGGCAGTTTGCAAAGCAAGCTTGCGGGCTACGGCTCCCTGTTCGAGCGGGTCAAGACGGAAGAAGGGAAAGACCTGTTCCAGCTGGGCGATATCGAAAGTGAAATCCGAAAGCTGGAGGAATACGGCGACGCCATCGAACGCCTGCGCGGGCGCGGCATTTCCGACAGCCTTGTCGGCGAGATTGCCGGCATGGGCGTGGACGATGCGCTTGCCTATATGGACAAGCTGATTTCCCTTTCTGACGCGAAATTTGAGCAGTACGTTTCACTGTTCGAGAAAAAACAGCAGACCGCGCAGAATGTGGCGGAAAAGTTTTACAAAGGTGAATTTGACGCATTGGAGCAGAATTATGCCCAGCGTCTGCCGGAGGCTTTGGACGGTGTAAAGGCGCAGATGTATGCGGCGGGCGAACAGGCGGCGGAGAGCCTGAAGGAGGGATTGCAGGCTGACGGGGAAGGCATGGGGCAGGCAGTCACACAGGCTGTTTCAGCCGCCGTAACCGGCGCGAACGAGGACACGCAGGAGCAGAACTTCCTCACCATTACGCAGGGCATGGCAGAACAGGAGCCCATTCTGACGGAGTACATCGAGGGTTTGAAGGAACGGCTGATTGCGCTGATAGAAAGCTTCCGAGGGGCGTTTACCGACGTTGGTGAGATGATGATGGAGGGCGTGGCGCAGGGTATCCGCAACGGGGAAAGCGGCGTCGTGAACGCGGTCGCGGCAGTCATTGCGGCGGCTGTGGCAAGGGCGAGGTCTGACCTTGATATCAATTCCCCGTCAAAGGTGTTTGCGGAGATTGGCGGCTATATGGCGGCTGGTCTTGACACCGGCTGGACGGAGAAAATGCAGGATATTAACAGGAGCATTTCCAACAGCCTTGCGGGGATTGCCAATCCGCCGAGAATGGCGGAAAGCGCAGGGGCTGCGGGCGGAAGGAATTACACTTACGGCGATATCAATGTCCATGTGGATACTATCAATAATGCCAACGGCCGCGATGTGCAGACGCTTGCAACAGAGCTGGAGTTCTTCCGCAGACAGCAGTCCGCCGCAAGAGGCGGCTGAATAAGTACATAATAGGAACCAGAAAAAGAAGAAAGGCGGGAAAAGCATGAATGGATTACAGATTTTTACATATAACGGCAATGAAGTGCGGACAGTTCAAAAGGACGGTGAGCCTTGGTGGGTGCTGAAAGATGTTTGTGAAGTTTTAGGGATTTCAAAATATCGCGATACAGCTGCCAGATTAGAAGATGATGAAAGGGAGCCGATTAGGGTGGACACCCTTGGAGGGGCACAGGAAATGCTTTGTGTCAACGAAAGCGGTCTTTACAATGTAATTATTCGCAGTGACAAGCCGGAGGCGAAGCCCTTCCGCAAATGGGTTACATCGGAAGTTCTGCCCTCAATCCGCAGGCATGGAGCTTATATGACGCCGGAAACGCTGGAAGCGGCAATCCTTAACCCTGACCTTCTGATACGGCTCTGCACTGCCCTGAAAGATGAGCAGGATAAAAATAAGGCATTGCAGGCGGCTAATTCCACGCTGGCAGTAGACAACCAGATTATGAAGCCGAAAGCGGATTATTTCGATGAAATAGTAGACCGCAGCCTGCTTACCAATTTCCGTGAAACCGCGAAACAGCTCCAAATTAAGGAAAAGGAATTTATCCGTTTCCTGCTGGACAGAAAATATATTTACCGCGACAAAAAGGGGAAAATCCAGCCCTATGCAGACAAAAACAGCGGGCTGTTTGAAGTAAAAGAGTTTGTCAACGAAAAAACAGGCTTTTCCAGCACGCAGACGCTTATCACGCCGAAGGGCAGGGAAACATTCCGGCTTTTATTCCTGAAAGCAGGAGCATAACAGTATAAGTAAGAAATGGGACGCTCTGCAAAGGGCGTTCTTTTTTCATGCGGGAAAGGAGGGGAAGCCGATGATATTTGACGCATGGTTCCGGTTCAATGATATCGACAGCCGGCAGATGGGCGTGCGGGTGACGAAAATGCCGGAAACGGTGCGGGCGGAGCGGCGCGTGGAGCGGGTAGAGATTGCAGGGCGGAACGGATCGCTCCATGTGGACGAGGGGACATACAGCAGCTATGACCGCACGATGGAATGCGCCCTTATCAACCGCCGGAAGCTGGACGATGTGGCGGCGTGGCTGGTCGGCTCAGGGAAGATGATATTTTCCTCGGAGCCGGACAAGGCGTATGATGTCATGATTTCAAACAAAATCAGCATTGCGCAGATGATGCGGACATTCCAGAAATTTCAGGTGACGATGGATACACAGCCGTTTAAGCGTTCCGTAAACCCGTTCGGGGATACGCTGGAGCTGGTGAAGCCGCAGACGGTGTACAACAAAGGAACGGTGTACGCCCAGCCGAAAATCACGGTTTACGGGGGCGGGGATATCACCCTGGATATCAACGGGGCGGCGTTCCTGCTGTCCGGGGTGGACGGGCATATCACGGTTGACAGCGGGAGCATGGAGGTTTACAGGGGCAGTGAGAGCCAGAACAGCAGATTCGGCGGGGCGGAGTTCCCAAGGCTGGAGGCTGGGGAAAATGCTGTCAGCTGGACGGGGAATGTGGAAAAATTAGTGATTGAGCCGGAATGGAGGTGGATTTAATGGCGGAAACATACAACAGGCTGAATCTGGACGTAAACGTCAAGCCTTGCGGCATTGTCACGGCGGTGCAGAAGGACAGCGACAGCCGCTATTTGGATGTGTTTTTATATAACAACGGCGTGCCGGTTGACCTGACGGGGCATGAGGTACGCATTTACATGCGCAAGCCGGAAAACGGCGGGGAGATTTTTAACGGCGGGGAAATCACGGAGCCGGAAAACGGCCGCTGTCAGTTCCTGCTGACGACTGCCGCGCTGGAAAAAACAGGGCATATGCAGACGCAGGTTTCTATATGGAAGGACAACAGGGAGATACTTTCCACACAGATTTTTGAGATTTTTGTCACGGAAAGCCTGCGCACAACGGGCAGCATAGAGGGCAGCAATGAATACGGCGCGCTGGTCGTGCTGTTCCAGAACCTCTACGAAAGCATGGATTTAATGACGGATATGGTACAGAACTTCGGCACGGCGGGGGCAGTCGCTGCAGGGATACCGGCAGGGACGTTCTGGCAGATGCTGGAAGCGGTGTATGCCGTGAATAAGGACGCGCTGGAAAACGCCAGCGTGTCGGAGGTGCTCAACCGGATCGGGCTGACGGGCGATACCGGCGGGAGCCAGACGGAAGGGACGGTGTTTGCAAAGGAAAATGCCATTCTAGAAGTGTTAAAAAATGGTGGCCTGCCGATTGTAAAGAGCATACAGAGAAGTAGTGTATCTACAAGTGATAACTATAAAACAATAACCATATCTAAAGTAAACCCGCTGAAAACGATTGTACTGGTAAATGGCGGCATCAGCTTTAGCGGCGGTGGGAATGCAGGAATGCCTGTTTATGTGGGCGGTCTTACAGAAACCAGTGTTACAATATACGCACCGGCAAATGGAGGTATTACTGCATCTATCCAAGTGGTTGAATTTTACTAAGGAGAGGGGAGCAGAATGTTCAGATACGCACAGGTTAACGAAAACGGCTGTGTCGATGCGGACAGCTATCTTTCCGGCGTTGTGGAGGCGGAAAATATGATACGGCTTGCGCTGGATTTCGATTTGACAAACAAACGCTGGAACGGCACAGGCTGGGAAGAATACGAGCCGGAGCCTGCCCCGCCTCCGCCGCTTTCCGAACAGGAGCAGGTCGCCATTGACACGGCGTTAAACGTGGAATACATTGCCTGCCTGATGGAGGCAAATTTATAATAACGAAAAAGGAGGGATTTACATGATTTACACACTTTTGAAGAACAAAATCACAGGGGGTACATACGACAGGGAGGATTTGAAAAACAAGATGGACACATACCTGCTGTTCGGACGCATCACGGAAGAACAGTATACAGAACTGACGGGGCTGATGGCATGATAACGATACATGAGAAAACGGCGAAAAGTTTTGGCGCGCTGGGGCTGGGGGCATTGCTCCCGGCCTCGTGCTTTGTAACGGAGGAATTGAACGGGGCGTTTGGGCTGGAAATGGAACACCCGTATGATGAAGGCGGGAAGTGGCAGCGCATAGAGCGGGGGCGCATCCTTTACGCACCGACGCCGACAGGCAGACAGCCCTTCCGCATTTACAGCGTCCGCCCGTCCATAGACGGCATCAGCATCAGCGCGCGCCACATCTTTTACGACCTGCTGGACAACCTCTGCGGGAATATCGTCAGTGTCGGCACAGCGGCACAGGCAATGGCGGCGGTACGTGCTGCAATGGCGTATCCGATGCCGTTCTCGTTTTCAACGGACATCACGAAAACCGGAAGGCTGACGGCTTCGCGCGTGAACCCGGTGCAGGCTTTGCTTTCCAACGATGAGAACATGGAGAGCTTTGTCAGGGCGTTCGGCGGGGAGCTGCTGCGCGACCATTTTTCCGTTTCCATGAAAGAAAACATCGGCGCGGACAGGGACGTTGTGATTCGCTACGGCAAGAACCTTGTCGGGCTTGAGGTCAACGAGGACGAAAGCGATGTGCGGACAAGGGTGCTTGCGTATGGGAAAAATGGCATTTTTATCGCGGTGGACAGCCCGTATTTGGCGGAGTATGTCTATCCGAAAATTTTGGTTTTGGAGGACGAAAGCGCGGAGACAACGGCACAGCTCAGACAAAAGGCATTGGAGCTGTTTCGTGAGGACGAAATCGACCTGCCGAAGGTAAATATCAAGGTGGATTTCGTTCCGCTGGCGAAAACCGAGGAATACAGGGATTTCGCTGCGCTGGAGGATGTTCGTCTGGGCGATATGGTGACGGTGATAAATTCCAAAATGGGGTTTTCCAAACGGGCGAAGGTAATTTCGTATGCGTGGGATTGCCTGCGGGAGCAGTATGAGAAGGTAGAGCTGGGCGACTTCCTGCCGACACTGGCGTCGGCTGTTACGAACGGGACGAAAAGCTACAGGGTTGCTGTGGAAGCAGGGCTGGAAGCGAAGAACGCGATTGCAATGCTTTCCGGGCGTATTGCCATTACGGAACAGCATTTTTATGTTGCCGTTGATACGGAAGATTATCTGACCTCGGATCGGCTGTTCCGCTTCGGAGAAGAGGGCCTGCAGTTTACGGAAAGCGGGATAGATGGCGATTGGAGGACGCTCATTTCACCGGACGGAGAGTTTGTATTGACAGAGAAAACATGAGAGCCGCGGAGAGTTTTCCGGAGGTAGGGTAAAGCAAAAAAGGAGGGGATTTTGATGGACGGAGCGATTACAAGGGCGGAGCATGAGGAATTCTGCCGGCGCATCGATGAGGAAAACAGGCGGCAGAACAGGCGTATTGAACTGCTGGAGGAAGGGGAACAGCGCATTGCCACGCTGACGGCTTCGGTGGAGCGGCTGGCAACCAGCATGGAGAGCATGCTCAAGGAACAGGAAAGGCAGGGCAAGCGGCTGGAAACGCTGGAAAGCCGCGACGGGGAGATGTGGCGGAAGGTTGTGGGCCATGTTGTGACGTTTGCGGTCGGGGCTGTGCTGGCGTTCCTGCTTGCGCAGATAGGGCTGTAAGAGAGGTGCGGCATGGAGAAAAGGACGTATAGCGGCAGAGCCGCTGTTGGAGCGGAGCGGGCGCAAGCGAAGCGACAGCCAAGGAGAAGGTTCCGGACGTTTACCAAACGGGCGGTGAAAGCAATTCTTTTTATTGCTTTGATGGATTTGCAGCTGTCGTATCTGCTGGCGTTTCTGGGCAGGGAGCAGATAGCTGAAAATTTGTCCAGCGATATCACAAAGGTTATCATTGGGACGATACTGGGATATCTGGCAAAGGCGTTTTTTGAAACGAAAGAGGCGGAAAAGGTCAGATTACACGAGGAACAGACAGGCAGTAGTGGGCAAAACCTGATACATGAATGGAGGAATGGAGAATGAAAAAATTATTTATTTCGCAACCAATGAGAGGGAAAACCGATGAGCAGATATTATCGGAACGTGCTAAGGCAATTCAGAAGGCAAAAGTTGAAATAGGGGAAGAAGTAGAAGTTATAGAAACATTTTACACAGATTTTTCTAGTGATGCAAAACCTCTGGAATATTTAGCCAGAAGTATTCAGGATTTAGCAAAGGCAGATATAGCTTATTTTGTCAAAGGCTGGCAGGAGGCAAGAGGATGCAGTGACAGGATAGAATAGAAGGAGGAATGAAGAATGAAGTTTTTGATTGAAAACTGGTATGTCATTGTTGCAATGCTGGTAGTGCTTGAGGCTGTCATTTACGCGGTTTACCGCTTTTTGAAACTGCCGACAAGGGCACAGGTGGAAAAGGTCAGGGCGTGGCTGTTGTGGGCGGTGACGAACGCGGAAAAGGAACTGGGCGGCGGCACAGGCAAACTGAAACTGCGGCAGGTGTA